TCCTGTGGTTAATAGTCGCGCCCCGTGCGGGCGCGTGGATTGAAATATGTCTGTTTATGAAACGATGACATTAGTTATTGCAGTCGCGCCCCGTGCGGGCGCGTGGATTGAAATTGGTTTGCGAATCAATATTTTTTGATGACCAGACAGGGCGATTATACGGCTGAAACCGTAGAAGTGGTATTTAACCGCGATATTGTAATCCACGAATCAACGGTCATATCAGACATAAAAAACAGCGAGGGGCTAATCAGTAAGCGGACACTGGTATCAAACCACCCGTATGTAACCGACGTTAACAAAGAACTGGCGCAAATGGAGAGTGAGGCCGCCGCCGACCAGGATAAATTTATGAAAGGCATGGATGATATGGGGCCGATAGTCAATACAGGCGATGCCGGGGGCGCGGATGCCGAGTAGCGATTATTGGTCGCGCCGGTTTGAGGACATACAGGATCGCCTTATGGAAAGCGGCGACGGTTTTTATAAAAAGGCGCGGCGGCGCTGCTTACAGGCGGCGGCGGACATTGAAAAGGAAATAAACGCATTTTATGGCCGTTTCGCCCACGAAAACGGCATAACTTATGAGGCGGCAACACGGATATTAAACGGTTCGGAGCGAATGCAGTTCAAAATGACGCTCGATGAGTACATTAAAAAAGCGCGGACTCTGAATTTTTCTGACCGCTGGGCGAAGGAACTCGAAAACGCGTCCACGGTATACCGAATCAGCCGCCTGAAAGCGTTACACATAAATAACACGCAGATAGCAGAGGAATTTTATACGTTTTATAATGCCGGATTTGAGCAGCAAATGATAGATACATACCTTGAGGGCTATTACAGATCGGTATTTGAAATGCAGTCAGGGCTTGGCGTTGGGCGTTCATTTGACATTGTAGACCCGCAACGCATACGGATACTGGTCAATAGGCCATGGGCGGCGGACGGCTACACGTACAGTGATCGGATATGGGGATCCAAGCGTGCGATTGTTGACTATATGGACAAACGGATAGCGCGGGCGTTAATGACCGGCGAAGACAAGCGCCGGTTAATCCGCGAAATGGCTGATCAGTTTTCGGCAAATTTCAAAACGCCGGAAGCGGCCAAAAGCGCGGCCGGCCGCCTGATATGTACAGAGGCGGCATATGTCAGCGCTTTGTCGGCGCAGGAGGCATACAAAAGCCAAGGCGTTGAAAAATTTAGGTACATTGCAACTCTGGATGAATTGACATGCGAGGTATGCGGGCCATTGGACGGCAAAATATTTATTTTTAAGGATTATCAGCCGGGAGTTAACGCCGAGCCAATGCACCCGCGCTGCCGATGCCATACAACGCCGGAAATATCAGAAGAATTTGCGGACGCATGGGCTGAGGCGCTCGGGGATACAGGCACACGGACAGCGCGGGACGAAAAATACCAGACATATAAAGTGCCAAAAGATACCACATGGACACAATGGAAAGAAAGATACGCGTCGGGCGGCCTATGGGGCGCTGCGGCGAATTCATGATTATACAGTCCAGGCGCAGGACGCGAAAAGGGCGCACGGCGGCGGACGCGAACCGCGATAAAAAAGCGTAGCCGGGGAGAGGTTTTTATGACAAGGGAATTTTTGAAATCGTTGGGTATAACGGATGATTCACAAATTGACAAAATTTTGGATGAAAACGGCCGCGACATAGGCAAGGAAAAACGCGGCACAGAGGCGGCGAACACAGCGCGGACAGAACTGGAAGCCCAGCTCGCCAAGCGCGATGAATCCATCAAAGAACTGCAAAAGGCGGCCGGTGGCAACGAGTCGCTGACAAAGCAGATCGCCGAGCTGCAAGAGGCGGCGAAAACGGCAAAAGCAGACTACGACACGAAAATAAAACGCGCGGCGGTAAAAGCCGACATTGGCGATGCCGTACATGACATTGATATGTACATCGGGCTGTTAGACCTGGCAAAAGTCGAATTAGATGAAAACGGCGGGATCAAGGCCGGGTTGAAAGAGCAGCGCGAGGCGGTCGACAAGGCAAAACCGTTTTTGTTAAAGCCAAAGCCGGACGGCCAGCCGCCGGGACAGCCTGGGCAACCGGGGACGCCACCGCCGACAGGCCCGCAGGGATACAAACCGGTCGACGGCAATCAGCCACCCGCGACAGGTACGGCAATACAACAGGCACTAGCAGCCGCGACGGCGGCTGCAAATCAGGCAATGGGAATAGCAGTTACAAAAACTTAGGAGGAAATATTATGCCGGCAAACCAGCCAAACCTTATAGAATATGCGCAGATATGGACGACTGCGCTTGATCAACAGGCGATTCAGATAGCTACATCCGGATGGATGGAGGCGAACGCGGGCCGCGTACAGTATACCGGCGGCAAAAAAGTCCGGGTCCCCACAATGCAGACAACCGGACTTGGCGATTATACGCGGGGGACAGGCGCGGCGAACCGTGGGAAATACGCGAAAGGATCTGTCAATCTGTCATATACAGATTACGAATTAGAAATGGACAGATCTGCCGAATTTGCATTTGACCGTCATGATGTGGATGAAAGTGGATTTATCATCCAAGCCCCGGCAGTCATGGGCGAGTTCCAACGCAGCCAGGTTGTGCCTGAAATAGATTCTTTCCGTTATTCGCGGATAGCGTCATACATCATAGACGCCGGGACATACCAGGAGCAGACGTTAACAAAAAATGACATTTTAGATGAATTCTTGGCACAAATACGCGCCATGCAAAACAATACGGGTGTCGATACTGCAAATTTAGTCGCGACAATGCCATTTTCGATATATTCGGTGATAGAGCGTAACGCAGAGGTTCAAAAACTGATCAGCGTTCAGCAGTTTGAGCGCGGTGCGCTACAGTTTGAGGTAAAATCCATAAACGGCGTCCCGATGATCCCGGTCGTCGAAGACCGTATGAAAACCGCGTATGTATTTTACGACGGCGCGGACGATCTTGGATACAAAGTCGGTGATGACGCACAGACGATCAACTGGATTATCATGCCGCGAAATCTTCCGATTGCCATTTCAAAGACTGACAATTTAAAGGTGTTCACACCGGATGTTAATCAAGATGGCGACGACTGGCTGATCCAGTATCGTAAATATCACGATCTATGGATCATGAAAAATCAAATGAATCAGAGCATATTATCAGTGCAGCCCGCATCCTAACATAAAAAAATGAGGTATTTATGACTGTCAAAAAATTGAATGTTATAAAATATATTGACCCCAAAATATGGCCGGAATATGAGGCGAAAGGGTATAAGCGTGTACATCCGCCGGTAGAGCCGGACGCGCCGCCATTAGGGCCAGTACCGCCGCCGGTAGAGCCGGACGCGCCGAAAATGGGTAAGCCAAAAAGCACGGAAAAGCCGACGCCATGATAAAAGATGACGTCATATCACTGGTCGTATTAAAAACAGGGTTGAGCATAGACGCCGCAAAATTACTTGTCGATGAGGCGGAATTCGCGATCCGGAACTATACGGGGCGGTGGCGCAAATACGATGAAGTTTTGGAAGAATTACCCATAGGGCTTATGTATATATGGGCCAACCTTGCGACTGGTATAGCCGACCTTAGCGGCGGCACTGACGGAAGCGGCGGAAACGGACCTGTATCATCTATCAAAACGGGCGATACAACCGTATCGTATAAAATTGGCGATGTTTTTACCACAGTAGATCAGTTGGTTGACAGTATGGCGGCAATGTTAAATCATTATCGGCTACTGTATCCGACAATAAGGGGCGCGTGACATTGGGCTATATATCGGCGGCCACGGCGGCGAAAAAGCACATAGCACGGTTATATACTGACTTAGCCGAAATTTACAGGCATAGCCAGGTTGACAATGACGACGGATCGTCGGATTATATCTTGCCGGACGCGCCCATATACGCAAACATCCCATGCAGGATCAGCTTCGAGCGAATAGACCCGCCGTTTGAACAGGCCGAGGGAGGCCGCCCCATTACGACGTCGGTAAAAATATTCGCTGATCCAAAAACCGATATCAAAGCGGGCGACTACATCAACGTCGCGCGCGGGAATGAGGTTTACAGCGGAAGCGCGGGGCAGCCTGCGATGTACGAATCACACTTAGAGGTTACCCTGACCCATAGGGATCGTGCATAATCGAGGTTAAAAAGTGGCAAAAGATGACTTTGTTTTTGATTACGTAGGTACAAAAAAGCTCTATGATTTTTATGAGGGATTCGCCGATAAATACGACAGTTTTTTAGGAAAGCTGCTATTATCAGCGGGCCAACGTGCGCTTGAATACACCATCGAAAACACGCCGGTCGGCGTATACCCGGAGGATTCGGGCATGATGGGCGGCTCGCTCCGGCGGGCGTGGAAGCTGACCCCGGTCGTAAAAACCGGCAATGAATTTTCAATCATTTTATACGCGGATGACGCGGTCGCGCACTACGCGCTATATGTCGAAGAGGGCCACAGGACGGTGGCGGGGTACGTATTCCAGCTGCCGGATGGAACATGGCGGCGGACAAAAAACGGGCGGGTAGAGGGCCAGCACATGAGCCGCGACGCCGTGGAAACTGTCAGGACGGGGATCCCGTCCGTGTACGGAAAAACATTTTTATCATTTATACGCCGGTTGGAGGCTGAACATTTAGGAGGCTGATATATCACAGGGGGCGCAACATGGTAGAGGTAACAGGGGAGCTGATAAAAAGTGCGGTTTGCCGCCGTATATTAGAGGTTTGGCCACAAGCCGAGGGGCGGCTTTTTAAAGAGCCGCAGGCACAGGCGAACGCGGGCGTCGCGGCAAAAGAGGCATATTTTGTCACACAGCGCCGGGCGGCGCAAACCGGCCAGATCAGCGGCTATGCAATGCGCGACTACGGCATAGTGATCAGGTTCGAACCTGCACCGGGGTCAAAAAAAGCAATTGAGCGGTGTACGGAGGTGGCAAATGCGCTGATGTTCGCCATCCGGTACATCGATGTAGAGGGTATTAAGGTAAAAGGCCAAAGCATTGATTACACAGTAGTAGACGGCATTTTACAGCTATATGTAACATACTGGCTGCGTATCAACTTTATACAGCCGGGGCCGCAAATGGGAAACATAAAAATTTCGAGTCAGGGGGTTATATAATGGCCGGAGGTACTTTTACGGTTCAAAATAAATTAATACCGGGCGCATACTTCAAATTCAAAGCCGCGCCGCGCTCACGGGGCAACCTGTCATTGCGTGGTACGGTTGCGCTCCCTTTGGTTTTACCGTGGGGCGGGACAGGCAAGGCTATACCGATTACGGCGGATGATTTTTTAGGTGGACAGGCGCAGGATGTTATAGGCCTGACGCCGTTTGATGATACTGACAGCGCGAAAATGCTTTCAGAGGCGTTCAAGGGCGCGTACCGGGCTTTTGTGTACCGTATCAATGAGGGCGGTATAAAAGCGTTCTGCGAACTCGCAGACGATATAACCGCGACCGCGCTATATGGCGGATCGTATGGGAATAATTTAATGGTTTCGGTCGCGCTGCAGCCGACGGGTATTTACCGCGTGACCACACTGGTAAATAATGTTATCAAGGATATTCAGGACGTTGATGCGGTAGCAGATTTTAAAGAAAACGGCTGGATAATATTGACCGGCAGCGGGGACTTTGAGCCGACGGTCGGCGTCCCGCTTACTGGCGGTACGGACGGATCGGCGGGCAGTACGGCATACACCGGGTTTTTTGACACCATGGCCATGGAGCAATGGGACACGATGGCGATCCCGGACACGTCGGCGGCGTCACAGGCCAAGGCATATATAAAGGGGCTGCACGAAAAAGAGGGGCGCTGGGGCGTACAGGCAGTCGTAAATAACCTGATAGGCGCTGACTACGAGGGGATCATAAATACTAAGGGCCAAGGCTACACTATCGGCGCTACCGCTATAACCCCAGAAATATTTGTCTATACGGTTGCAGGGCTGACCGCCGGGGCGCAGATGTGGGAGTCCAATACCAACCGCGTCATAGAGGGCGCGACGGGTATTATAAACCCGATAAAAACCAGCGAGCTCGAATCGGCGCTCCTAGGCGGGTACTTTGCGCTGATCAGGCGGCAGGATCAGTCTATAGCGATCTTACAGGACATAAACAGCTTGACAACATTTACACCCGACAGGCCGAAGGATTGGCGTAAAAACAGGCCGTTCCGCGTCATGCACGGCCTGGCCGCGTCGCTGCAAAAATTATTTGAAGTCACCTATCAGGGAAAAATAGACAATAATCAAAGCGGGCGCATGACATTTAAGGCGGACGCTATTAAGTTGTTCAACGATGCGCAAGACTTGAATGCTTTATCGGAATTCGAAAGCGCGACGGATTTATCAGTTGAAAAGGGTGAGGATATAGAGGCGGTAGTTGCCTATTACAAAGTAACGCCGGTAGATTCTATGGAAATTTTATATAACACGATTACATTGAAATAGCGGAGGTGCATATATGCCTGTACGTGTAGCAGACTTAGTAGCGGGCGGCGAAGGTTCGCTAGTAGCTAACATTGGCGGAAACATTGAAACGGTTGGATATGTACGAAGTTTTTCTGCGTCGATTGAAAAAATCAAGGAAGAAATACGCCTGATCGGTGACCGCTGGACGCAGAACAAAGTAAACGGGGTCACCGGGAGCGGTACAATGACGGTGTACTTAACCTATTCGCCTTTTATAAAAATGGTCATCGACTATGCCAAAACCGGCAAAGAAACATATTTTACTTTTATACAGGAAAACCGCGATCCGTCGAGTTCAATCGGCGGCCAGGTCACGGCGCTATATAACGTGAGCTTTGACAGCGCCGTTGTTGCGTCGCTAGATACTGATTCCGCGACAATAGAACAGGAATTTCCTTTTACATTTTCAGGAATAGATCAGCCGGAAGTATTCACGCCGCCGGCCGCTTAGAAAGGTTGAAAAATGGCAGATTTTGAAATTGAGGAGCAAGCTACAATCGAAGAAAACCCCGCATTAGATATTACAGAGTATTTATTATCTAATCAGGACATCAGGTCGGAAACGGCGGAAGTATACCCCGGCGATAGGTTTATACTAAATAAATTGCCGTTTACCATCCGGGTCATAACAGATACGGAGTTTGACCAATGGTCAAAAATATGCACCAAAACTAAGACCGTGAAGGGCAAGCGTACAACAGACTTTGATAGTACAAAATTTAACGAACTGGCGTGCGTTAACTGTACGTTAAAACCCAATTTCAAAGACGCGGCCAGTATCGGCCGGGCGGGCGTACATACGCCCGAACAATTTTTGAATAAAGTTTTGTTGCCCGGTGAAGTTACAGGGCTTGCAACCGAAATATCATCATTTTCCGGCTTCGATCGAACGTTAGAGGAAGAAAAGGATGAATTAAAAAACGGATAAAGGCCGGGGACGCTGGCCTGACATACGCATACTATATTTTTACAAATTTTCACATCATGCCCTCAATATTCGCGGCGTTGCCGTTCCGGCAAAAAGCGTTGATCATGGCGTTTGTCGATACGGATATTGAGCGCCGCAAAAAAGAGGAATCACAGGCGCGGACGCATAGCACGCGTGCGCGTCCGGCAAGGGCAAGGCCCCGGAGGCGTTAATATAGGCGCAACAGTCGAAAATACAATTAAATTACGTGACCGCGTTTCTGCGGTAATGGATAAGATCGCAGAGCGAACGATAGTAGTCGCCAAAACGGCAGAAAAAGCCGGTAAAACCAGTGACACAGGTTTCAAAAAAGCCGCAAAGAGCGCTAAGGCGATGGGCGATGAAGCTGAAAAGGCCGGTAAGGCCAGTGACACAGGTTTCAAAAAAGCCGCAAAGAGCGCTAAGGCGATGGGCGACGAAGCCGAAAAAGCCGGTAATAAAGTTCAGAAATCTTTTGAAAATGCCTTTAAATCCAGTCAAAAGGCGTCCGGCGGTTTTAAAGGCTTTGGCGCAGCCGTCGTAGTTGCCAACCAGGCGCTACAGCTCACACAGACGGCTGTTTCCAAAGCCGGGGAGATCGCCGAAATAGCGGATAGCTATAATCTGGTCGCGTCGCGTATCGGAGCAATGTCTCGCAGCGGTGAAGACGCCGCCGAAAATCAACAGATGATTTTTCAGGCGTCGCAGAGGGCGCGCGGCTCCTATATGGACATGGCCGACTTTGTGACAAAAGTCGGGACGGCGGCGCGTGAAGCATTTGGAAGCACCGGCGAGGTTACGCGTTTTGCAGAGCTGATCACAAAGGCGGCGGCAGCCGGGGGCTATTCCGGCGCGTCTTTTAGCGGCGCTATGACGCAGCTTACACAGGCGCTTGCGTCCGGCGTATTGCGCGGCGATGAATTCAACTCAATCATGGAAAACGCACCGCCGATCGCCGAGCTGATCGCTAAAAAATTCGGCGTGACCACGGGCGAGCTGCGCGATCTTGCGGGGCAAGGTAAAATAACGGCAGCAGTCGTAAAAGACGCCATACTCGGCGCGGCGGATGATATAGAGGCGGGGTTTAAAAAAGTCCCGGTCACTTTTGGCCAGGCTATGCAGATGGGCAAAGACCGCGCCATGAATGCCCTACAGCCGCTTATGGATAAATTTTCTACATGGATGGATGAGGGCGGCGGCGCGGATAAAATAACGAAATTTTTTGACGGCGTTGGCAAGGCTGTTACATGGGCGTCGGATAAAATTGAAATCATTGTACAAAAATTACAGCCGGTGCGCGATCTACTGGACAATATCAGCGGCGGCGCTACAGGCCTTGAAATTGTACAAAATGTTTTAGGCGGCATAGCAAACGCGGCCTTGTGGCTTGCGGGCGCTATTGCGTGGGTAGCGGAAGGTGTAAACGTTGCGGTGACTTGGATCCGTGAAAACTTTGAGCTTTTGCAAACAATTTTTACCATTGTCGCCTTAGTCTTTATAACCTACTGGACTATAGCGGGCGCGGTCGCGGTCGCGGCGGCGATTAAAACGGCTATAGCATGGGCGGCGGCGAACTGGCCGCTACTGTTGATCATAGGGATAGTAGTATTAATTATAACTGCTTTTTTACTTTTCGAAGATACAGTCGCTATGGTTTTCGGCGCGGTCGTGGGAGCAATATTTTGGTTGGGCGCGGTATTTTATAACATCGGCATGGGTATAGCTAATTTTGGTATTTTTGTCGCTGAATTTTTTGTAAATGCTTGGCTCGGCGCGGTAAATAACGTCAAAACATTTTTCAAAAATCTACGTGTACAGTTTAATAATATGTGCGCGTATTTTGCAAATAGGGCGCTAAGTGCCGCTGAAAAATTTATCGATTTATGGAATGAAGCGTTATTTAAAGTAGAAATGTCTTTTTATACAATGAAAAAAACATTTTTTACCATATCAGCATCCATCGGCAGCGGAGTACAAGCCATAGTCGACGGCATAGGTTCGGCAATCAGCGGGATCATTAACCTGGCAATTGGCGGCGTCAACGGCCTAATAAATGCCATTAATAACATTCCAGGCATTCAGAAGATTTCTAATATAGCAGAAATGGAATTAAAAACAAGCGGCGACTGGTCAAAAATGGCGGAAGATGCACTTAATAACTTGCAAAGGCCGGAAAAGAAGGGCCCTGCAAATTTGGGCCGGTTTGAGTACAATACCGCTACATTCGACCCGGGCGATACAGCGCCGGACAAAGTCACATTTGACTACCTTGAATATGCCAACCTTGGCGACGCGTTTGACGCCGGGTACGACATAGGCGCAGGCGCAGCGGGGGAAATATCAGGCGCGTTGAATAATATCAAGGATGAAATAGGAGGGCTGCTTGGCGGGTTCGGCGGCGGCGCAGGCAATATCCCGGACTTGGGCGGCGACGGCCCGTTCGGCGACGTTATGGGCGATTATATATCCGGCGGTTTCGACGGCGCTGACCCGCTGCAGGAGGGCGGCAAAATTGGAAGCGTTGGTAAAATCAACGATTCAGTCAGTATCGACGGTGATGATTTGCGCTACCTTCGCGACATATCACGTATAAAATTCATCAACCAGTATACGACGCTCCGCCCGTCGGTGACGGCGACTTTCGGCGACGTCCGCGAAACAGCGGACGTAAGAAAAGTCATCGACGCACTGGCGGACGCAATAGACGAAGCAAACGCGGCGGCGTTGGCATAGGGCATATATGGCAATTGGGATATTTTTTGAGTATAAAAAACAGGTGGTTCAGCTCCCGGTAAACCCTCCGGAATTGCCGGTGGAATCCGGCGGCGACAATGAGCGCGCTAACGTGGTCGGCCTTGGCGAGGTTACGTTAATCCGCAAACGCCTGTTAAATTATTATGAATTTTCATCGTTTTTCCCAAAAGCAGGCGGTGCGCCGTATATCGCGGTCGATGAGCCGCAAGCGCCGGATTTTTATATTAATTTCATCCAGGGCATACGCGATGATGAAAAGCCTTGCGGGTTCACCGTTTCGGATATAGGCATAAACGAAATTGTCACTATTGAAAATTTTGAATTCACGTACGCCGCCGGGGGCGATGATATTTTATATACCATCGGGCTAAAGGCGTGGAAGCCATACGAAGCGGTTGAGATAACGTTGCCGGAGCCGCAGCAGGAAGCTGCGGTCGTGGAAGACGCGCCGGTCGCGGCTGCCGCGCCTGTTGAAGTAGCAGCGCCGCCGCAGGAGCAGCCGCGCCCCAATGTGGCCGGCGAACTATCTATAGGCATGGCGGTCATTGCAAACGGCCAACTCCGTTATGACAGCTACGGCGCGAAGCCCGGAAAGACCATGCAGGATTTTAAGGGTAAAATCAGCCACATGGTAACGGCCCCTAAACCCGGACAGGACTGGCCCGTACACATTACTGACATGTCCGGCGGTTGGATGGGCTGGCTTGCACGGGGCGAGGTAGCGCCTGCGTGAAAACTGATTTACAGGTCATATCTCAAGACCCTATTACCGGTCGCATGATGGACGTTAGCCAATTAGTCACATCGGCGTCGTGGGAAACTACGCTGATGGATCAGCCGGGTCGGTTCAAGTTTTCGTATATTGACATCGGCCGGGCATATTTTCCGGAAGGTACGCGGATCGCGGCCACGCTGAACGGGATCGGCATGTTTTCCGGGTTCGTATTTACCCGGGAGCGCACGCACGGGGATATCATACAGGTCACGGCATATGACCAGATGCGGTATTTGAGTAATACCGACGTCGCGAACTTTCCGGCCATGACGAGCCGCGAGAGGTTTTTAAAGATTTGTACCGACCAGGGCTTGGTTCATACGGACAAGCACGGGACAACGGA